TATTTATTAAGGTCTAAGTTAAACCCCTTGAAATTGACAATGAACTTCACCGCCGCCTCGACTTCTTTTGCGGCATTGACCGTTTCTCTTTTTGAGCCGATTCGCCGCCGCCTTCGTCGTACAATCTAATCTGATCAAACGCAAGCACTTTGGCCTGTGTCATAACATCCATGTCATCCCAGCGTTCTCTTACTCCTGGGGGTTTGATTCCGAGTCGTTCACAGGCTGTCCAGACGGCGTATTCTCCGGTTCGGTATCGGGGCCAGAGGATTCGTCTGGAGTGCTCCCCTGACCAGCTAGAAAAGCCTCTCGCGCCTGCTCCAGCTTAGCTTCATCCAGGCAGTTCACCGCCGCTACAAGGCTTACAATCCGCATAACTTCCACCTGCGTAATATGGCTATCAAGTAACTCTTGCTTCCATTTTGTCCAGGTCGAAGGCTTCTCCATGTCCACTGTCTGCCAATCAATATCGCTAGGCTCCAGTGACTTCAAAATCATGTATGCCTCGTGCATAGCTGACCAGTTCTTCAAGTTCTCTTGATAGGTTTTATCCTTTTCATCGAGAACATATCCCTTACCCCTGACAGTCATCCCAGGGGGTTTGGGACGTGGGAAACGGTCTTCAAAACTCCCAAGATCAACACACGCCCTAGCACGAAAAACAAGGTCTCCGTTTGGACGCGGCAGAACAAGGATGTCTTCATTAGGACCAGTTACTTCAACTCCACCAACTCTCATTTTCATTTCTCCAATTGAGGCGCTAGAGAAAAGGTGGGACGCCCGTAGGCGTCCCACCTACCGTTACTTATGCACATTCCGTGTCCGTCGAGCGGGTCACGGTCGCATCAGTCTTATTGCAACGCCCACTGACAGAAATTGTCGCGGCGTCAACATCATATCCCAACTCTTCCCAACGGAATTCCTCAAACAGGACGTCCTCGTCCTCGTCGGTGCCGCAGGGAACGCAGTGCTTAGCGAGGATGTCCACGCAGTAAGGCTCGCAAGCGTCACTTGAGGTAGAGACCCATTCCGCAGCCTCACCCAACTGCTTCAGAGCGTCGACCGGCATCAGCGTCCCACCAGAACTAGACTTTACGTACTCATACGCAAATTCAAGTTCCAGGGCCACGGGTTGGTCATCGCCTTCTTTAACCTGATCCAGCGTTCCGCGATCAAGTACGTATTCGTATTCTTTCGCTTCTGTCCAGGTCAAGTTGCCTTCGCCGATTTTGACCTCAAGCCGTTGGCTAGTAAAGGTCATAACATCAGCCTGAGCGGGAGTAGTAGCTCCCCACGCCGGGCTAAAGTTAATGCTGTTAGTGTTACCGCTCGAAGGTGTCCGGGCAGTAACGGTATAGGTCGTCGTGTTATTAGCCGTGTTGACAGTGAACCTAGCCCCAACAGGAATCGACGCAGTATTCGTCGTGTTCAGGGCGACAGTATTCACATTCGTCGAAGTATCAGTCGCGGTCGGAGTCGCGTCTTCGATCACGGCAGTGCCACTGAGACCGTCTTGGATGTAAATAGTTACATCCCGCAGTTCAATTCTTGCCATTATAAAATCTCCTAGGAGTTGATTTCCATGTCAAATAGACCATCGATTTCCATTTGACGTACACGATCATCCTTGCTCATCTGCCCGAAGTCCCAAACCATGACTGCCTTCGGTTCACGGTTACGAACAGTCAGGCAATCAATTAAGGTGTCGTCATCAACAACACCAATGCCCCGTTTGTAAACCGGAATAGGGTCTAACATCGCGTCCTGGAATGAACCTGCCCATCGTCTGATGTCATAGACGTCGGCGCTAACGAAGTCCATTTGTTTGACGAGCAACAAGTTAATTCCGCACTCTATCGTCCAGAAACTAGAGCTAGGATTTGAAACGTCCGGCCCCATAATGCGCAGTTCTGCGCGATCAGCCCGTTGTACATCGTCGGTTCGTTCATCCCTGCCTTCGACAAACAACGGTAAACCTAGCCCGGTAGCCACAGTTTCAAAATACTGTATAATAGAAATAAATGTCCATCGCGCTAAGTGTTCATTCATCCCTACGGCTCCCGGTTATGCGACAACGGCTGATGCCGCGTCAGTAAACGTAACAAGCTCATCCCCAATTGAATAAACATCCTCAGGAGGATTGAGCCCTTCTTGAACCTTAGCAATCACAACCCAGGTCGTTGACTGTTCAAGTTCATGTATTTCTTTGATATCGAACCGTTTACCTGCGTAAACGATCCAGTCATGGTTTGTTAAAGTTGTGATCCCTGATGCGTCCCTTCTATCTATTAAGAAGGTACGCATAGCTGTATCAATGTAACCTCCGAACGCTACCTTCTTGTTAGCAGAAATCATTGAAATGTTTTTGATGACTTCGGCTGCAACTTTTGAAGGTAATACAACTGCTCGCTCAATCGGATAGGACACATGTGTAGATGTCTTCGCCCCCGAGACCGTATTAACTGACACGTCACTTGGGACATAGATTGTAATTGAGCCGCCATACTCTCGCTTCAACTGGTAAATATTCCGACGTTGAAAACGATTCAGGTTGTAATTAGTGATTGCCATTTAATTCCTCAGGTACTGGAAAGTCTTTCCCGTGAGGCGAGAGTTTAACTAAAGTGACAACCCAACGATACAAAGCCGTATTTGCAACGATCGCCGATGTCGTGCTCTTAATCAGCCCAACCAAAACTTCCCTGTTATACTCTTCTAGGATTTGTATCCTTTTCGTAAGGGTCTCTTCGCGTTTCCAATCACGCCAAATAAAAAATAAGACAACGCCAACAAGAGGACCAAATCTTTGGAACAACTCGATGAACTGCAACTCGCTCATAGTAGCACGCCTTCGCTGATTTCAATGTCAAGTGTTTTAGTGCTCAACGCTCTCCCAACAATTACAACTACCTCACCAACTGTAGTGGGAGGCGCTGTATTCAACTGTCCCGCAGTGCTTTCGTCCAAATAGTAGACTGCGCCTGGTGAAAGAGAAGCTGAGCCAATAACATTGGTCCAATCAGCTAAGGTCAGGTGCCCGTCCGTAAGTAGTTCAATTGTCGACCCATTGACCTCGGCAATGAGCCCAATAACCTCCGCAGTAGCGATGTCATCAGCTTGCGCCAAACTAACTGAAGCATCAGCGTGTAAATAAACCGGCTGGCCTACAACGCCCGCCCCGTTTAACGTAGCCTCTGTTGTCCAGAAATATTGGTTGTTTGGCTCTCCACCAGCTACTGTTACAGTGTCATTTAGAGTAAGAGTCTCATCTATTTCTTCTGGCACTTCTCGACCCCCAATGTCCGAGACGCTAAGGGAGTCGTTCACTGTTTCTCTGATAGTTACCCCTGGTTGGAAAGGATCACTATCTACGAGACTAAGGGAGTCAGTTACAGTTAAAGGTCGTACTACTGCGACCGTAACAGAGTCGCCGATTCCTAACTGACTGTGCGCATAAGTCCTATCTCCAATTTGCCCTGTTATAAAACGCGAGTTATATTTGAAAGGGCTCCATTTCCATGAAGACGACCTGTTTCCACTTATTCCTGTCTCTGGTTCCGGTGGAGTTTCAGGTGCGACTAATAGCTCAACATATTGCCGGACAACACGCAGATTACCAGTCTGCGCTTCGGCGACTTCAACGTAATGCCCGGACTGACGTGTTGTCATTTATAAACCGAAATATTAAGCTCAGCGCCGGCAGTCTCTTCAATAAAACGAATGGCACGTAGGTCGCCGTAATATGGAATCGATTCCCCTGCGTGCAGTCGCATTCCGACACCAGCTTCAGGGTCCGTCCCATCGTCACGCCAACGGACGTTTTGGTTCAGCGCTTGAATTAACGCAAACCTCGCTCCCCGTGCCCTAATCCCTACGACAGAACTTAAATCTGTTACCTGAGCGTAACCAGCGGGTTCACTCGTTGCGTCCGTTACAAGTTGTTTTGCAGACTCAACCATAGTATCCTCGATAGAAAACCGCCGTCCAGGGGCCGAAGCCCCTGGACAAGCGGATTAACTTTAGCCAAGCAGCAAGCAACCAAGTTTGGTATCCAACTCCTTGACACCGTACAGAATGTCAAACGTCACGCGGGTGCCTTGTGCAGACGAGTCGTACTGCATCGTGACACGCATGGAAACGTCGTTGTACATTCCGATGCCGGAACGGACGCCAAGATCACTCGCGGGCAGAGCCAGCGGTCGGCTAACGAGGGCCAACGCATCGCGGTGGAACGCGAAGTTGATCGAACCCTTCGGGCCGGGAAACGCCAAGTCGTCGTCAGCCACATTCGTGGTCAACGGACGATCCAGCCAGACGTATTCCGAAGTCGTGGAGACAGTCTCGGTCTCAACGATTGTATACGTATGTCGGTCGCTTCCGTTGGTCGTACCAAAGCTCAGCAACTGACCTTGGACCGGGCCGGTGTTCGCGGCGTAACCGTCAAGCAAAATCTTCTTGGCGTGACCGGAAGCATAAGTCCCGTTCACGTCACAAGACTTGTAGATGACAGTGTCACTACCAGCCGCCACGGTATTCGCATAAGCGTCTACCAGAGTTACGCCGGTCGTGTTCGTTGCGTCATCGGTCTTAGCCTTAATCTCGTGAATCTGTCCTTCACTCTCGATCCAGATGTATTCACCAACATTGGCAACATAGGCCCCAGTATACATGGCAATGTTGCCGGTCGCGCCAGCCGAAGCACCAGTATTATGATTACCAGTGGCTCGCTCACCTTGAGTGGCCGTTACGTAAGGAACGTTCTGGTCCATGTAGGTGTCAAAACCATAAAGCTGACCCAGCATAGCCGTTTCAAGGGCCGTGCCGCCATCGCCGCGCTGATTCGCACCAACGAACAACGAGGTAGCGAGCATAGCTGCCTTGGACGAAGGCGACATGACAAGGTTACGACCCGTCGCATACGCCTTGTTCTCGTTCATCTTTTGGTCAGCAGCAATCAGGAAATCCTGAGCGTTGGACGAAGTCATTTCGGCCAGACGACCGACTTGGTAAGCGTCAAACGCATGCACCTGACCAAGAAGAACGCGATCCACACCGCGAGCGATTTGCATCGCAGCGGGCCGCATGAACAGGTCGACCAGTTCTTGGAAGGACTTACTCGCTTCACCGTCCTTGATGACATAGGTGACGTACTGATGCTGGTTCAAAGGAACCTGCACGTTAGTCGTGTTAGCGTCCTGCGCGGTCACACTGTCGCTATCCGTCTTACGGGCGAACGTGAACTCGGCGGGTCGCCGGGTGTTAACGATGTCACCAAAGTTGGCAACCTCAGGCGAAAAATCACGGTGGACCAATCGAGCCATGACCATATTCTCTTCGAGAATGGCCAGAGATTCTTGAGCCCAGACTTCCGGGGTCATCGCATCGTTGCTGTTTGCACACCAAATAGTGTTAAGGTTCATTGTTCTCTCCAAATGAGAAAATGTGGTTTATGAAATATGAACCCCTGGTTAAGATTTAGGTCGAAGGCCAAGAGCGGCAGGGTTCTCTTTTCGATATTTCCGATAAAGAGCAGGGTCTTTAGCGATTTCGGAAAGATCGAGGCCATCGCCCGAGCCCGATTTAACGCCATCGGTAGCGGTTCCGGAGCCGATGCCACTGACTACGTTAGCGCGGAAAAGTCCACCATACTGAGTAGGCAACTCTTTCATACGTGCCAGTGCGTCTTCGGGCGTCCGTAAAGTGGTAATCCGTTTACCAGTAGTAACATCGACGTCTTCAAGCTCCACAAGAGGAGCCTTCTGACCAGTCGGTTTACCGTCCTCGTCCGTGATGTCACGAATCGCAGTCTGAGGTTTCAGCAGCCTTACAATGAGATCACGGTTTGTAACTTCTTCCGGATCAGCCGCCATCATCAGTGCATTCGTAACAACTGTGTCTTCGTACATAGTCCTAAAATTCTTGGCATCTTCCTCAGCCTTCTTCAACCGCTCTTCGTATTCCCTCTTTGCCTTTTGGGCGTCATGAGCGATTTGCTGTTCCTTTGTTCGACGTTGAGCTTGAATCTCTTCCAAGGAGGCTTGCAACTCTTCTCGCTGTTGCTGCTCAAGGTTCTTATCTTCTGCCAACGACTGCATCTGCTTCTCAAGAGCAGAATATTTTTGCTGATGCTTACGTCGATCGTCGGCAAGAATTCGGTTCAATTGATCTTGCGTAAACGTCTGATCTGCATTGCCTGCGTCCGAGGCAGAACCAGCTTCGTTTTCAGTTCCTTCTTCGTCGCCAGTCCAAACACATGACAAAAACTTAATCTCCATTAACCTCTCCTAACTTGTGTTAGTTGACCCTACTAATACCAATGCCATTATCGTCATCCAGAAACGGCTTCAAAAATCGCCAAGCAACAGAGCTTGGGACACCGTACATTAGATGCTCGACATTATCAAGGCTCAAGTCAGTGTAGGTTGTCCGAACTTGGCCATAAACTTGCTGACGTACTCGTAATGCTTCCTGCTCCATCTCTGGGTCGACTCCATCGACCAAGGCGTAGGCAATCTCATAGGTTGCCCAGGTTATTCTATCGGGTACTGAACTGTCTTTCCCGCGCGGAAACTCTAGTTCTTGACTAGCATCCGCAGTTATTTTCGCGTCACGAGTAGGGGCTGACGTACCAGTCAACTTATCATCGTTAGCGTCATACATAATAGAATACAGAGCGGCCTTAACTCCTTTAAAGTTAAGATTATCGATGATGCGAGTGGCCTGCTTCAATGCTTTGAGTTTAACAGCACTGCTGACCGTATCCCAAGCATCTGTGTGCAAACGTTCGTCAAAATACGTGTCCGCTCCGGTAACTGTTCCGTAGTATTCCATCAGATGACGACCCCTATATGTGCATTAGCATATGAAACTGTTTTCAGAGCATTGACAGTTACAATGATAATCACACCTTCGTTGTTACGGCGTCCAAGAACTTCAAAATTCAGGTCGGCTCGTTTATATGCAAAAGGATGGCCGTTTCCCATTTCGTACTCCGTTACATGATCCTCTTGTAAATTACAAATTGTCCCATTTTGCGGCTTTGGAATAAACCCTGACGCTGCAAAAGTCCATGGAGTGTCGGGAGTATGATGAATAAGTTCAACATCAAAGTCCGAGTCATTTGCTCCAGCGAGTCCAACCATTTCAAAATCAGTTACAACAAAATCCCTGTTACCGTAGTCTTCATACTTACAAAATCCGTAGTTAAACTGAAAACTGAAGGTTGTAGCATTTGTGCTTGACAGTGTAAAAGTAGTGACTCCGTTCCATTTCTTTGGAGTTTCAAAATATTGGTTGACAGTTGCCAAACGGCAATCAGGTACGACGACCTGCGAATCGTTTACAGTTCTTACTGCGTTATCAGTTATACTAGTTCCACTTACGGTTAGTACAAGGTCGTCTCCGTCTGTAGTCCCAGCCCCACCAGCTACAATAAAGGCGTGAGCAGCATGAGCGTGATTAGTGTCTCCAAAGTCTACTGAAGTTGCTGCTTGTGTTCTAGTTGTTGCTGCGTCTGCGGCGTCGTAATACCCAGCTATATAACTGATATCTCCGACCCCGATATCTTGAGAGCTATATGAAAAAGATTTCCATGTTAGAAAACGCGCCCCAACGTAGCCAGGACGAATAACGTCTTTTCCTCCCCCTTGATATAGACCGCCCATCAGATAGCAAACCCAACTAGCACTTGGTTGGCAGTGTTACTTACGATCTTAAGCGTATCGAGGTCCTTGACAGGGATAAATTGAGTGTCAGTGTTCGACGTTATCGGGAAGCCGACACTTGAAGACACATTCTCGTCCCCGACCCAAATTGGAGCGGAGTTTGATTCATCCGCCATAAGCCACACGCCAATTCGTAGGTCCTTTATCTTTGCATTAACGGCAACCGCATTTGTGCTGACCGTCGTTTGGAAAGTTTTGAACTGTGACGTCGGCAACGCCTGCTGGTCGACATAACTTAAACCCATTTACTCGTCTCCCTTTTTATCAATGGCTTTACCTTCGCCTCGCGTGGCTCTGCCTTTCTCGTCTTTCATCGTATCATCTTGGGACTCGTCTTTTTCCTCATCCGTAGAGTTCGGGTCCTCATCCATATCAGGGACTCCGCGTTCAGCCATGTTAGCCTTAGCCTGTCCTTGCGCCTCTGCTATTCGTTTTGCACGTTCAATATGATCTTCGCGAGCTTTCAAATGTTCGCCGTCCTTGAACCCAAGAGCTAAAGACCCGGTCTCTTCGCTACATAGTCCTGCTTCTACAGCACGAATAATTGTATCCGGATCACTCGTTGTGTATGCGGCGCTAGTGATTTCTCGCGCGATCTTTTCCAGTTGCGTAGTCGGAACACTACCTCCTAGGAGAGTGCCTACGATCTGCTTCGCAATCTCATGCTTTACAGTACGCCCTGGAACCTTAAACATCAGTTCCGCGAGTTCACCAGCCTCTTTGATCCTATCAGCTTCTGACTTTAACGTGTAACGTGACGGATAACTAACCGTAGCAATCTGACGTTTACTGGCAACACGATTTTCATACGCGGCCCAATGTGTTGCAATCTGTCGTTCCGAGCCTTCGAGAACACCGGCTATGTAAGCGAGTCCGGCTTCGATCCCTTGGTCACTAAGTTCTGCTATCTCTCGTGCGGCGTGCCGACGCCCACTTTTATTCTGAACAGCTAGATTTACTAACTTGCGAATGTCGTCTTCAAGTTTCTCTTGAAGTTGCATTGAAGCAACTAAAGGCTCAGAAGACGGATGAATGAATCCGGGCCGCTCTTCATTCGTCCCGTAATAATGACCTAAACGAGTGCCAAGGACTTTACGGCTTCCTGGTTCGTCGTTCTCACTTGTAACAGATGTGCCATCATCAGCAGTCACCCGTTTCAAGTGTCGGCCAACTAGACGAGCGTCACGTTGGATAGTCAAAAACGGATGGTTTGCTTTTAGGCAATAAGATACATCGCTACTGCACAGATTGAGCAACGCCTTTTGATGCTTATAAATGTTCTTCGTCAGCGAATGTCCTATGTCAGGCATCGTGAATGGGATATTGTCCAAATCTAACTTATAGACAAAGATACGCTTGTTTCCGTCTTTATCAGTCGGAGTCCCATCTGCGTCAAAGAACTGAAGATTGACTTTCCCGCCTCGATTTTCATCTTTCCAAAGAAGACGTAACCGTTGATATGAGCCACTAGGAAGCTGCACATTGAACAAGTTAACAGCTTGAGTATAAGCTAGCCCAGTGTCACGTAGAAGAACTGCCTTGAAGTCGCCCGGCTCTTCTGGCTTAGTAACGTCCCAGGACAAGATATCTTCGATTGGGTAGTAATACACATAAGGACGAATGCCTTGAGCTTCAGCAAGACTAGGACCAGCTACTTCGGGTGCGTCGATGTAAATTCCGACTCGGCCCATAACGAGCAGTTCAGTGAGGACATCGATCCCCATGAAGTTTCGCATGGAGCTTCCACGGTTGTCAATGCCTCCGTTTAGACCTTGAGTAGCCTCAAAATAGGCTTTACTTCCACCGAGTCTTGTTACATCTACTAGTCTCTGGAAGATAGAGTTTCGTACATCGTCAATCGCTGCCGCAGCGAAGGTTTGAATCGGAGTGAGGTCTTTACGAGTATTGAACTCAGGGTCGGTTTCTAAATCGCTGAACCGTTCAAGGTTCCTATTTACGTAATGCTCCCCGCCGCGATAGCATTCACGCCATCGTGTCCAATACAACGAGTCCCGAGTATAGTACGGGTGACGAATTGTCTGTACGTTAAACTCTGAACTTGGTACTACTGGCAGTGGAGGCATTGGATTACCTTATTTAGAATGAATGCCCGCTAGTTACGCCGTATGCTAGAGGCAAAGCGATTTCGGCATAGTTCAATGCGTGAGCAAAGTGATCGGGGCCATTGTTTACGTATACGGCGCGCGGATTGTTTAATTCATCTCTCTCATAAGTACGTGCAAGGTTCTGCATATGTCGCTCGAACTCATATGAGAGGTCACGAGGCAAGAGAATACGACCGGAAAAGAACCGTCCCAAGGTTGCAGAGAGCCAGTTTGTTCTGTCAACCGTAACGATTGGGGCTCCTGTGTCTTCTTCACTTACCTGTTGTTCTTTGCCAGTGACTCCTCGTCGGTACCGGCATAAATACACAAAGCCAGGAAACCTACGAGCAAATCTCCGAGCATCGTTTATTTGTGGGTCAGCATCAATAACACAATTTAAAACTTGCCACTCTGACATCAGTGGGTCTAAAAGTTCAAATTCCTGCCCTGGAAAAGTGCCTTCCCATAACACTTTTGCAGTTGTATCAGCATTGATGTCGTTGTGCCCGTGATCAGAAATCAAATACTCAACGATAACAACGTGATTTATTTTCCCTTGGTCAATGCCCATACATACAAGACGATTTTCGCCGTGTTTTGGAATGCTTTCGGGACTTGCTTTCGAGTAGCAGTCTCGTTCTTTTGCGTCTTGAATATGGATCGTGTTAACTTGCCCGTCTTTTGGCACGTAGGGCAACCCAAGTTTGGAGTTATGGAACTCGACTTCGGCAGCTTCGTCTATCTGCCCTCTAAAAAAGGCTTGAGCTAATTCTTTGGGTGAGATTGTATAACTGTAAAGCTGGTTAATATAAAAACTCCGGTGATCATGTGCGTCTGGTACAGTTGGGACCCACTCACAATTATCGATATGCAAGAATTCTGGCTTGGCTTCCTGTTCCAGCTTATGTCCGCACTCCCTACACTTCAAGTACGACCGCTCGCAATCTTTGTCACTGACTGATTCACCGCAAATCACTAGGCACTCAGGATAAATAAGTTCCGTTCGTCGGCTACAGTGAGGGCACTTAAAGTGAAAGTGTTCCTGCGTACCTTGTAGGTACATCTGATGAATGCCACGGTTTGGAACTTTGGGAGTTGATAACGCCCAAACAAACTTTTCCTTCCGTCCAGATAAACGTTCTAAAGCAAGTGAGACTTGCTTTTGATCGAACTCTTCAACCTCGTCTAGCAACAAAGTAGAGCAAGGGAAAGACTTCAAGTTGTTGTCGCCTCGCGAGCCTCTAATATAAAGACTCACACCCCCAGCTTGTTTCAGACCTACCGTATTCGTATCCGTGAAAAGGCTTCGCAAATAAGGACTGTGATACAGGGCAGTGTTGAATCGGTCCTTGGCGAAGTCCGAGGCATTTAAGGCAGTCGGAAGGATATACGCGGCGCTGTCCTTCTTCACGTCGATTATGTAAAAGGACAGATTGATTGCGACTTCCGTCACCCCCATCTGAGCCGCCTTCATGATCGACACGAAAGGCGTACTCGCATCGTGTATCTCGCGACACCATGGATGATACTTGAAGCTATATGGGCCAGGAAAAGGCTGTCCCATTACCCTACGTTTGGTAGCATAACGTGAGGCGCTAGTAAGTGTCTTTCCGACCAGTCCTTCGGCCACTGTTTCTGCAAACGCCCTCGCTAAGTCCGACATTGTTGTTCACAAGGTTTAGGCAACACCCTGACACTGACGACATCGTCATCAAGGACGATAGCCCGACACTGCCGTTCTACCTCGATTAAACACCCTGTGCCATTATCATAGGTGCATTCGAGTATACATCCGTTACTTATTCCGTCGAGACTTACCTTCATCTACCTTATCCAAAACTGCATCAGCGACATCATTGACAACTACCTGTTGTTCTTTCTTCGACATCTTCGGCTCAAGAACAGCTTTCTTCTCTGGCTCACGCACGGGGTTAATCGAAGCAAGGAAAACTTGCTCGCCAGCCGCGTCTACTTGACGCCAAACAGGGTCTTTCTTAACCCAGGTATACCGCAAGACCGGGCTTCGACTTCCGTCCAATGCCCAATAGACTACAGCGTCTACCTCATCCTCAACCTCGAACTCAGACACACCGAAAGCGGAGAAATCAAGATTGTAATAAGGCACGCCGTCTTTAAAACATTGAACCCGACCTGTATTAATGTAGACAACTGGCTTAGGTAGTTTCATTATCGTCTCCAAGGAAGAGTGGGAGAATTGTCAATAGAATTCGCAGAATCTCGTCCCAGTTCTCCCAGAACCATTCCGCGACTGAAGCCCAATCAAAGGCCGACAAGCCAGAATCCCAGCCAACAGGGTTGAGTCGACGTTGAACCAGGCGCATCGCCTGCTCACACTTTACATCGTCTTCTAGCCCCTTTAAAATTCGCTGTCGTTCCTCTTGTGTCACACGTCCTCTAAGAGCAGCAAACCAAGACGCTACCCGAACCCTGCGTCGAAATCGAGCTGGGGTCATTTTCCATTTAGTCAACATGTGAGATTCCTTGCCAGCCAAATTGGCTGAGATAAAAGGTTGCACTACTGGAGAGGCCGGATAACTTCCATTTAGTGGGGATAAGGATGTTTCCGCCGCTTCTGAATTCGACATTTGTGACTGATTCATTGAAGATGAGGATAATATCACCTTCTTGTCCACCGTAGATGTCGTATATTTTTGAGCTTCCGACGACGTTTTCGATTGAGTGGACAGCCGCTGTAACCGTAATACCTCCAGCAACAGCGTCAATGGATACAGGGGAGCCAAGGTTTAATGGCCTTCTCAATTGTTCCACGATACCATCCGTGACAACTAAAGGTCGGTTCACAGTCTTACCGTCGTTTGAATTGATATCTCCAATTCAGTCGTGCTTGCCGCTACTCCGATAGGGGCGACGACATCACCATCAACTGTTGGAGCACTTGCAGTGATATTTCCTGCTGTTGTAGGGTCTACATAATAACGTGTTCCAGCCGTTAATCCACCTGTCGTTCCCGCGATCGCGTCCCACTGAGCCGTGTTCGCAGTGAAAAAGCCTTCTGTTTGTACGTTCCCAGATACGTTATTTGCTGTATCTTCCGCCATGAGACCAACGACTTGGGCGGTTGAAACTGCGTCAGCAAGAGCTGGAGCTACTGTACCTGCTCCATCAACATAAACCGGCATTCCGATGTTGATAGTTCCGCCTGATTGATTCAAGCGAGACACAACATTAGGGTTTGCAATCGTATCGCCAGCCTGAAGCTGTTCGATTTGCCCGTTCGTAATTACGAGAGGTTTCTTAATCGCCATTCATCATGTCCAGTTCAATGTAAAGTTTTGCAATGATCAGCATCCAGGCATTGGAAAGTGCAACGACAACAAAATACTCAATAATTCCAAGGTAAAAAGCCGGGATAGCTAACCAGAACCCAAGGCAAATCGGACAGTAGAACAAGCCATTGAAATCAGGCAGTCGCTCTCGAACTGGTTGGAAAAGTTTCGAGACCGTAATCAACATCGACAAAACTGCAACAACTGCTGCTATTTTTAACGCGGTCAGCATGGGTCGATTTTAAGTGTCTTTTCCATGATTCGAGCGTGAAAATGTGGGGCCGGCACATACCCAACGATATCCATTAGCTTAACTGTCTTACCTTTTACTTCGTAGGTAATTACTGACGTAGGATGTCTCGCAAAACGTCGCGGAGACGTATCTTCTCGGTATACAACTGTGTAGCCGTATCCTTTGAGAGTTGGGATTTCTTTTTTGAGGAGCGTGCAGTAGTAGCAGGTTGGTGTTCCCCAGATTGTGATTGTGAAGTCCGAGGCGCTCCAGCCAGGTCCAGGGCTTTGTGAAACCAGTCGATCAGTTTCGTGATAAATACCATATTCCGGGGAAGTCGCATTATCGCTTTGAACTGTCGGAAAAGCTGCAATAACCGCAAGAGCGACATAACAAGCTCCTAGAAAGGAGAAGAAGAACTTTTTCATTAGAAAAACCTCGCATCAGGAATGATCATTCTGGGATAGCCAACATAACAACTCAGGGCATAGGAGTCTTCCATCTTCAGCCCCTCTTCAATGTCTCGCTTGTCAATCCAAAACGAGCAGGTTGGCGGTTGATCGTGTTGCGTAGGTCCTCTGAACAAGCCTCCCCAAGAATTCAGAACACAAGCTCCCTTCCTATCAGAAGCGTCATCGTAACCGATGATCAACATGCAATGATACCAAGGGTCCCTGCGAGTTCGTCTCATGAACCCTTGAGCATCACGCTGCCAATACTGTTCGCCCCAAGGTGGATCGCCAAAACCAAGGCTCGATGCTAAAGGAACGGGATAGCCGTTTGCAAGAGCATCAATTAACTCGTCCCATGTCTGTATCAGTGCTACTGTCTTGACTGGATGCTCACGAGCAAGGGGTTCTAGGGAGTCTGGGACGCCCTCAATACCCCACTCAGTTGAACGTTCTTTTGAATACCCTGTCAAATCAAACCCAGGATATTCCTTCTCCAAAAGTACCCCATATTGGCGAATAAAGAGGGCTGCAAACTCCCCGCAACTTCCGTCCGAGTATTCTCGCCTCATAGGGTCGTAGAATTCGTCTTTGCCCGGCCCGCATTCAATCCTTGACCCGCCGTAGATCGCTTCTGCGCTGGCTCTCGCGACCCATTTCTCACCTTTGCCACCCATTTCAATTTGGGTCGCCGTCAAAACATCAACCCCGCTGGCATATGCTTGACCGACGCAGTCACCAATCAGTTGATTACGAGGCGTTACTGGCGTCCCTGTGACCTTCTCCAGGAACTTATGGAGCATGATCACTTTGCCTTGTCCGCTGCCTTTAATCTGCCTATTCCATTGACAGAAATAAGGCTTTTTGACCTTCTGAGCGTAGGTCCCTGGTGACTTTATCAGACCAAAGTTCTTCGGGCGACGAAGAAACATTGGCAGAAAAGGCGCTACTAAGCCAGACGCGATGAATTCACGACGTTGCATAACTACGGAATCCTCTTGATATGTCCAATAGGACTTGTTTGACAATCAGCGCATCTGTCAGTTTACCGTCATCTCGTAGTTTGTTCAGATGATCGGAAGTTTTCTGAAGGATCGGAACCCAATCAGAGATCGAAGGTCCAAGGGAATCGCGATTCGCTTGCAGAATCAAATTGTAAATCGGCGTCATGTCTGTCGATTCACTTGTGATTTGCGCGGCGGCGCGGGCGTAATTATCGGAAATCATGTCCGCTTCGTGCTTAGGAAGTCCCGACCGATATAACCAGTATGGAATCCATTCGGCGAGGCTATCAGTCGTCGGAGGCTTCGGCGGCTCTTTGACGATCACTAAATGCGTCCATACATCAACTGTATCGCCTTTAGCACAAGCCACAATAAAACGGTACTCCCCAGCCTCTCTGGCTGAGAAAACGGCCTTTCGACCGCCGTCATATACCTCGAACTGGGCAGGGTCACCAAGAAAAAGCCACTTAAACGACGCGGCTTCTGAGTTTTCTACTGTAAAACGGACCAAATCACCGATTTCAGCCTCAGAAGTTGTTCCTTCATACTTGACTTTGTCCTCGTCCGGGTCAACTACGACCTGAAAATCGACTGAAGCAGGTGGGGCCACGTCCTCTGGAGTAGTTTCTTGGGAACTAGAGGGTGAGGCGACTGTAAAAACAGCCAAAAATAGGGTCAAAGTCAAGATTCCGAGCCGATTTCGCATCGTTTTACCTCATTTTCATCAGGGTCTCACGCAATTGGCACCTTTTCTGAGCCAGTTTCGATAGCTGACCCTTCGGCTGAGCACAGAACTCAGCAGTTGTCATCCCCGCCCGTTTTGCTTGGCGAGTCAGAGCACCTTTATTACGAGTCGCCTCGCTGATCCAGCTTTTCTTAGCCATTTCACCTTCCCAGAGGCCCTCATCGTGGCCGTATCACTCTCCCGAGACGCTAATGGGTTCCCAGGTCAGGAAACGCAGGACGACGTTCACAACGCCCTGTGAGGCCACCAGAGCAGCCACGAGTCCGGGGTTGTCTGCGATGACTTCATGCCCAGCAACATAACCAATCGTGCCGACAATCAGGGTAAGAACGTTTACCCAAACCATCTTACTAGTGATCGCTTTCTTCTTCATTTCGTTGGTCCTCAATAAGAGCTACAAATTCAGTTGTGATGTCATCAACAATGACGTCGCGACCGGGAACCGACTCCAGGCGATCCGAGATCACGTCTACGAGCTTGTGCGCCAGTAAGAGTAGAGATTGCTTTGAGAGAACTTCGCCAGTCGAGCGAAGCATTTTATGCCTGTTTACCAGCAGTCTGTCGATAGTCGTCAGCAAAGATTGAATAACCGGAGCCGCCGCAGCCAAGTCAGCGTCGGTTTTCGCCATGTTAATGCGGTTCTCGACCATCGCGCGGGCGAGTCTTATCTCCTCGTCGAGAGATTCGAGGTTCCCTTCGAGTTGCTGACGCTTAACGGAGCCTTCAATGATGGGCTGTCGTAGCTTGTAGTTGCGTCCGATGCGCCGCATGTGCTCCTTGCAGTAGATGTCGCCGTCATTCTCAACGTTACGGAGGCACTGACCTTTTGTGCCATGCGTGTACTCACATAGTTTATTCGCCATATTTATATATTGCCTCATAATCGTTAAAACTTGCATAAAAAATGCAAATTTTCTCAAAAAATATCCTCCCTAGGTCCTCCGGATTCAGTGAATGTGGATTATAACCCCTTAGGCCCCAAGGACTTACGACGATTTTTCTAGTAAGTTTTAGGTATTTTCGACATCCGAGAAACTTAATTATGGACCTCTGGGTCTTTTATCTCTGGACCTAGGGAGTTAAGGACCTCTGGGTCCTCTGGACCTCTGTACCTCTGGACCTCTGGACCTCTGGACCTCTGGGTCCTTTGGACCGAGGGGAGTTAAGGACCTCTGGGTCCGTTTATCCTCATTTCTGCCGCGCGCTGCCAGTCGAAACGGCGGGGGTAGCAGAATTTCCCGCAAATCCGGAACAATCGGAAAAAATAACCCCTCCCCTAGTTCCCTCCCATCCCTCCTCTTCCTACCAATCATCCTAATCATCTCATGTCTCCCAATCGTTCCAATCATCCCAATCATCTCACATCTCCCAATCATCTTAACCATCATGATCGTTACATCCCTACCCTGCCCCTCGGCTCAGCTAATTACGGATATGTTTATCTCTTTCTCTTCTAGGATAACTGATACATTGGGCCTAAGGGGGTCAAGCGGCCCAAGTCCCCCAAGCCCGATACCCGGATACCCTAATCGGACATAAACATCTTCATATCCAGACACTGTCATCAAACTGATGACACCCCCTAGGTCCGTAGGTATGGATGATCTATGGCGATTGTAGGGATGATATAGGGACTGAGAAACTAGGGGCCTAGGGGAGTTAAAGATGTTTATGTCCTTAAAGGCCAAGGGCCGGTTATGCCGGATGCCGTTCAGATATCAATGATATCGATTGCCGTTCAGATATCAATGATACCGGATGCCGTTCAGATATCGATTATCGTTCAGATATCGATGATCCTAGGGGAGTTAAAGATGTATATGTCCTTAAAGGCCAAGGCCGACTCCTTAGGTCCGGTTATTCCGGATGCCGTTCAGATATCGATAACTCCCTTAGTTCCGGTTATTCCGGCTACTACGGTTAGCAGCATACTACATATTGTACCTATTCCGATCGGATATACCATATATGGTGGTGTTTCGGATTTTATCGGGTACGAGGGGAGTAGGGATTATGACGGCGCGCCAAACCTCCTGTGCGCTCGTCTAACGAGCGCTAGCAGAAAAAGGTATCGGAGTAGCCTATTCTCGAAAAAGGCCGTTAGAATCGACGCTAGGCCCCTTAAAGGCGATATCTGACTTGTGACCAGATAGTAGAAAACCAGCGCATAGAAAAAGGCCCCTTTGCGGGGCCTAATTATACCGATATTACCAGCTAGCGTTGATTTCACCCATTAAAGCTAAAATATCTAGTTTGTGCTGTCCTTTCAAACGGAAAAGGATACGCGCTTCCCAGCATTCATTCATAGCATGGACTTTGACTGTATTGTCGTTTGATCGCAAAGCAGTCAGAAGCAAGTCAGCATAGTAGGTATAACTTTTCATTTTGTTTCCCCTTTGTTTGTGTGTCGTTCCCGCTCTACCTAAATACTACTTCACTATTTCAGGAAGTCAAATATTTTTCCAGGGCACGAGGTCACGAGGTCACGAGGTCACGAGGTCACGAGGTCACGAGGTCACGAGGGCACGAGGGCACGAGGGCACGAGGGCAT